ACAATTTCCAAACTCTCAACTTAAGGGTCGAAAGCGACAAGGGCCAGGTTGCTTTCCGATGTGGAAAACAAAGTACCAACTCTTGCTTCAATCGAGCCTATAATGGTCATGAGCAGGTTAATAGAATAGCAATCATATAAACGCCTAAAAGAAGGTGGCTCCATCGTATCGCACGCGAAACGTAGGTCAGTCACCCTCGATCAATCCTTCTTCCGCGGAAAAAGACCGCATCAGAACCTTGTAATTGAACTGGAACTCTCTACATGGTTCGACACTGGCGAGTCCTATGATTGACTACCCCATCCGAATTAGATACCGTACTACTGCGCGGTGCACACTCTGCTTCAATTTCTCAGGGTGTGATGTTCCTTTCCTAAATTCGGACGGCACAACTCCTCAATAGGGTCGTTTTCGTCTTAGGTGTATAATTTTACTTGTCAGCATCAAAACTGACTTGAAACCTCCCGTCATCAAGGGGGCTCCTTTGAGGTTATCGGAAAACCTTAAAACCGCTACTTCTTCATCACAATGAAGTCTCCACGCAGTAGCAACGCATGTTTTGTTTGTTGGGGGAAACCCAACTTTGGTGGTCGCAATGACCTTTTTATCGTTTGTGACGACGCCTGGAGTCGTAAGGACGACTCCTCTTTTTCAGGGTGGAGGTGGGAGTGAAATTAAAACACAAAACACAAACACAAAGCAAGAAAAATCGAAAGCAAATCTACAAATTAAACAAACAAAAACTAATTGGAACTGTTGTACTAAACCAACAATCCCGGGATCAAGTCCATGGCAAACTCTCCGGCCTTCTTCAAGGCCCATATACCTGCCGATTTCCCAGCTGTCTTAAGAGCACTGATAAACGGTTTAGTTCCTGGATGGGAACTCTTACCTATAACAGATTTGACAACCTCTTTGGGTCCAGCATCGGATACGGCCTTCTTAAAAACACGACCTATCTCAGTCTTGCCAGTATGGTTGATTCCAACGTGGTTAGCCGAGCGTATCACAGCACCGAAGTGCGCAAGCGCACTTTCTTGGGTGACAGCTCCTGTAGCATTCGCATATTGAAACCATTCCGGCATGATGAAAGGGACGGTCGTGTTGGGCAATGCCCCGGCATCTTGTGGGATCAAAGGAGAAACTCCAGTCCAACCAGTAACCCTAATGGAAACAGTCACTCCTTGCGTTGGGGTGCTTCCAGTTAGGGTCTGTGATAGTCGTACTAGAGGATATCCTGCTACGACCGCATTGTTGAGAGAGAATTGAGAAAACTCAGCCACAGTATTCGGGACGTCACTGTTGCGACGGGTTTGGCCCCATTTGGTGCCAGAAAACCTCGCCGCCCCATTGAGGGCCTGCCTGAAGTTCTGAGTCTCTCCGTAGTCTCCATTGCGGCGCTCAAGATCCGATATGAAACCGGGGATAAACCGGTCTGTTTGGAGAGTGTCCGACCTCGCTAACATAGCCGTTTGAGTGAAGGCTGTCTGAGTGACAACCTCTACATCCAACGAGACTCCTCCAACATAAGCCATGTTGAAGGGGTCGACTGTTAACGTGGTCATTCCAGGGGGCTGTGGGCTCGCAGGTGCGAACTCCCCGTTGGAGGACCTAATTGCATGTGGGTTACTAACCCAAGGATAGCTGGTAACTATTGTCCCACTCTGGAACAAAGCCGGCGTAGTACCGACTATGTCCGCGGCGGACAAAGAAACAAGCCCTGGTTCGAATTCACTAATTCTCAAAGGCGCGTCTACATCCAGGGGATCAATCCAGATCCAGGCTTCAGTCGTCCTCGCGAGCATCGTGTGATTGACAGTAATCCTACCGTCAAAACACTCGTATCTCCCGACCCGAAAGTTCCTTTGATCTTGGAGTTCCGCTATAGTAGGCGCAAAGTGTTGAGAAAACAGATCAGTCGTGTTGGCCGGCCTGGGATTCAGAATTCCAGGGAGTGGGTACTTGGCCTGCGGATTGCAAATGTGTGCAAGTAGCAAAGCCTCGTACCACTCCTCCATCGCATGTTCGCTCCGGATCAGGGACTGAAAATGGGGTTGAGGGGATGGAAATGACTTCAAAGTCGTCTCGAGATGCCCTAAATAGGGGCTCAGGGAACTTAAAGATAGTGCCGCAGCGGCACCGGATTTCATTCCTCCCCCCCCACCTTTCTTCTTCCTCCGACGTGTCTGCGAAGCTTGGGAAGCGTCCTTGAACACCTTGTTGACCCAAGCTTCGTGGGATTTGAATTGCGGGGGGCGTTCTTTGCCTTCCAAGCGCTGCTTGACCTGGGCATGTGTAACCACCTTTCCGGGCATTTTTGTGAAATAAAATTTTGAAAAGTAGAAAAGAAAACGAAAAGTAAATTCCCAGGTAGCATTGGGGAGGGATTAACCTCTAAAGTGTTGGCATATACTTTCTAGGGCTTCTCGATCAGTAAAATCTCCACACCAACTGGGATGGTTGGGATCGGCTTTCTTCATCTGAACGATTAGCTTCTCTAACGCTATTATAGGGCGGGGGAGTTCCTCGCACGCTGGCAACAGATACCTCATGGCAAAGTAGGGCACACAAGAAACTTTGATACCCATTAAAACCTCAGGAGTCTTGGTCGGATCGTCGCAATCTGCCTCGGTAGTGCTGAACACACCTCGACATCGGCGATAAGGCGCCCTAGGTAGGACGAAACCAACTCCTCCAACTTCCCTATAGAAATAATCTAAAAAGCAGGCACAAGTCCCTTGGAGATTCCAATGCTGGATTCCATCCAAATAGGACTCTTCATACTCAATGGATATCCCAAAGAAGTGGAGTAGTGTCTCTTGGACTCTGGCGGAAACTTCTGGGAAGTCCTCGACAGGCGTTCCGTCCGGCAACTTGGTGCCCGGCTTGACACAATGAAGATTGTCATCCCCACAGATCTGGTACTCAAGCTCATTCTCAGGTGAGAAGACTTCCCTCTCTACTACTCGCATCCACTTAAAGTGGGTAAAGCAATTGATTAGGGTTGTTAAGTACGTGCCTGAGGGGTTCCCTCCTCCTCTTGGGAGCATAGACCCGTCGGCAAAAACCAACGGAGCAAAAGCATTATACTCCTTGAAGAAGGTAGACATAGCTGCAGGCAACTTCCTTCCTGAGGCAAACTCTAAGGCGTCAACGGTGTCTGAGATATCGCTGGCACAGATGTTACCATCCATAGCAGTGACGTCCCATCCAGCGGACAATTTCTTAGAGTAGCTTTCCATAGTTCTACGAAGATACTCTGGGTTCCACATGACGTGCATCCAGTCACAATGCTCATAGAAGATGGCCATTGTACCGCCTAGGTACCTCTTCGTAAGGAAGAATGTAACCATGTCGGCACACTGAACCGTCCTGTATCGTTGGTTTTTAACCTTTTTGAGGTTGTAACCATCGAGCTTAGACTGGACGTAGAACGTGAAAGATTTGTACGTAAGCTTCCCAGAAAAGATCAAAGCCTCAGCGGCAATTAAGATTTCGAAGAGAACTTCCGAACCACTCTTTTCGTCCGTCGAAAGGTACTCCAGAACCTCGTCGTAAGTTGAAGATCTGTGGAGCCACGGCTCCCCTGGGGATTTTCCCCCTTTCTTAGCCTTGAGTACATCCTCCCAAGGAACTAAACCGACTGGACCCATAGGCCTAAAATGACCAAGAGTCTCAGCAATTTCCTCTACTAACTCCGATCCGTAAGAATCGAAGTAGTCTTGGGATGTGAAAGTTCTCGTAGCTCTGAAGCGAGACGCCTCAATGCGAGCTTGGTCGGTGGTTCCTTGGGCCATGACATGGGTCATACCTCTTGAGTTGACGCCTTGGCGTAATGGTAAGACCTTGATGCTGGTTCG